GAAATTCCAGAATTTGCCAGCCAGAGACTAGGGCGCGCCAGCCTAACCCGCGGGAATGTCGGCGGTTCTCACACCGCATAGTAGAGACCGCACTGGCTGGCTGAGGAGACAGTCGGATGCCAACCAGTCTCCAATCGAAATTCCCTGCTGGCAGGGAATTTGCAGGGAATTTTTGCAGAATCTGGACCCGGAGCGTGATTTTTGCCTGTGATCGCTTAGCGGATTCAATATCTTGCATGGAAATTCCCTACGCAACAGAGCAGCGAATTTCTTTGCCATTTCTTTCAAAGAGCAGGCAATTTATCCAAAAGAGCCGGGAATTTTTAGCTAACCGCTAATCTAAGCGTTGCTGGGGCGGGCCGAATGTTAGGCGAAAGGGGTTACGGCATGTCGAGCTCCCACGACGAGATCGCGGAGGAAATCTGCGACAATCTAAGACCGCCGAAAGGAGGAGTTGGTGACTTACATTCTGTGGTCATTAAAAGGATTGAGCTGATCAACGAAGTTTATCCGAAACTGCAGCCCGTTTCGCGAATGCGGCTAATCAAGCTGAAGGCCACAAAAGCCGACAACGTTGCTGCGGCGCTGCAAGCTGCAATTCGTGAGTTGCAGGACGTTTTTGAACCTGCGGTTCTACCTTTGGTACAGACGCATGAGTTGAATGGGCATCTCCGGACGTTGCGGCAAACTCTGGCCTTGCTGAAACACTGTCGGGGCCCTGATCCTCGACTGGACACACTGAAATGGCTGTGCGCCAACGTAGCCTACGGGCTGATCCTCGAATTTTCAAAACGCGCCCCGACCGGAACGAGTGATGGGCCTTTCCGGACGACTACGGCTCTATTGTACACGGCGATCACCGGCAAGGACGGTGATCTGAAGCGGGCATGCGACGCCCAACTCCGCTGGCGGAAGACGGCCTAGGTACGCATGTCGATGCCGCGACACGCGCAACCGTACCCCGTGACGGTTTGAATTTTGGCATTCTTACAAAGCACGGTGTCAACACGGTGTGTTTAATGCGCGTTTCGACAATGCCAGCGACGATTCGAAGACGCGCTTTTGCCGGCGAGGCGCCAGCGTGCCTGTTCTTGTCGAGAGGTTCCGATGGTCGATCAGCCGATGCTAGGCGGGAATGGCTTTGCCATTTCCCGAGATCTCAATCCCACACTTGTTGCGCTGGAAGCTCTGAAACCGCTTGGCCGTGAGACCCGCAAGCACCCGCCGGCGCAGATCCGGAAACTGCAAGCGAGCATTAAGGAGTTCGGCTTCGTTGTTCCGGTTGTCATCGACGCGGCCCAGCGTGTGGTCGCCGGCCACGGATTGGTGCTTGCGGCCCGAGAGCTTGGTTTCAAGGAGGTCCCCGCGGTCACCATTTTCGATCTGGACGAGGCCAAGCTGCGGGCGCTTCGGCTAGCGTTGAACCGGCTGGGCGAGGATTCCTACTGGGAGCTTGATGCGGTCGCGCTGGAGTTCTCCGACATTCTCAAAATCGACGGCGAGATTGATCTCGAGCTCAGCGGGTTCGAGATGGGCGAGATCGATGTCTTGCTCGAGGGGAATGGCAACGACGAAGAGGACGACTTTGCGGGCATTGACGGGACGACTGCGTGCACGAGCAGGAGGGGAGACCTTTGGCTGCTTGGCAACCATCGACTTTTCTGTGGAGACGCCCTTGCGACCGAGAGCTATCAGCGGCTCCTCGGGGACGAGCGGGCGGAGATGATTTTCGCGGACCCGCCCTGGAACATTTTAATTGAGGGGAATGTCTCCGGCCTGGGCATCGTCAAGCACAAGAATTTCGCCATGGCCGCGGGCGAGATGACAACAGCCGAGTTCGAGTCGTTTCTGGCGACCTCGCTGGGGCATGCTGCGCGATACTCGGAGGACGGCTCTATCCATTTTGTGTGTATGCATTGGACGAAGCTCAGAGAATTGCTGAACGCCACAAAGGCTATCTATTCCGAACTGAAGAACGTGTGCGTCTGGAACAAGAGCAATGCCGGCATGGGTTCGCTCTACCGGTCTAAGCACGAGTTGGTCTTCGTCTTCAAGAACGGTAATTGCCCTCATATCAACAACATCGGCCTCGGCCGCCACGGGCGTCATCGCGCCAATGTGTGGGATTATCCCGGCCAGAATGCCATGGATCGATCATCGAAGGGCAAGCTGGCGCTGCATCCGACGGCAAAGCCTGTGGCGCTGGTCATGGATGCAATCCGGGATTGTTCGAATCGCAGCGGCATTGTGCTCGACCCATTCGGCGGCATCGGCACGACCTTGATTGCCGCCGAGAAAGCCGGACGCAATGCGCGGCTGATCGAAATCGATCCGCGCTACCTCGACACCACAATCATGCGTTGGCAGCGGTTGACCGGCAGAGCCGCCCTGAGGGCCGATACGCAACGGTCTTTCCAGGAACTCCAACTTGAAGCCGCTCGGCTCCCTGGACCCGCACCCGATCCTGCAAGTCAATAGAGCTGGAGTTCACCCGTGGCGGAAACGAAGCAAAAGGACGCCTTGCGGTCGGATATGGCAAGCCGCCCCAGCACAGCCGATTCGTTGTAGGCCGGTCGGGCAATCCCCGCGGCCGGCAGAAGGGGGTGCGCAATCTCGCGAGCGACGTCAAACGTACACTTGAGGTGCCAGTGAAGCTCACCGATCAAGGCAAGGCCAGGCGAGTGTCGACCCAGGAGGCGATGCTGCTGCGGTTACGGGAGAAGGCCCTGAAAGGGGATGCCCGAGCCCTCGACCGCCTGCTCGCGCTGGCCGGCACCTACAATGTCGCCGAGGGCGGATCGGCCAGTGACCAAGCCATGTAGGCTGAAGATCAAGCGATCCTTGACGCGTATGCGGAAGAGATACTGTCACGAGCCGGGAAACCCTGAGCCTAACCTCCACCCGATCTCGATAATCGATCGGAGGCGTTGACAATGAACGAGGTAGTTCGGGCGTTGCTGCGAACCAAGTTAGGCTTCTTCATCCGCAAGGTGTTTGCGACCGTGTCTCCAGGCGAGACCTACCTACACAATTGGCATATCGAGGCAATAGCGTGTCAATTGATGCAGGTCCATGGTGGCAATACCAGGCGGCTCTTGATCAACCAGCCACCGCGCTCGCTCAAATCGATCTGCGTCTCGGTCGCGTATGTGGCATGGGTACTCGGGTATGATCCGTGCCGCCGCATCATTGTGGCGAGTTATTCGGGTGATTTCGCTGCGGAACTGCACCGGCAATTCCGGCTGGTGATCGGCTCAGAATGGTACCAGGGACTGTTCCCGGCCACACGCTGGGTCAAGGAAACCGGCCTCGAACTCGTTACCACCCAAGGAGGCAGCCGCTACGCAACCTCGATTGGCGGCACGCTGACCGGGCGCGGCGCCGATCTCATCATCATCGATGACCCCTTGAATGCCAGTGAGGTGCTTTCGGAACCGGCCCGCAAACGGGTAATCGACTGGTATACCGGCTCTCTCGTCTCACGCCTCAATGACAAGGAGAATGGCGCCATCATTGCCGTAATGCAGCGCCTGCATGACGATGATCTTGCCGGTCACCTGCTGCGGCAAGGCGGCTGGGCACATCTTAATCTTCCGGCAATCGCGGTCGAGGACCAGAGTATCACGGTTAGAGAGGGGGAAGTGCATCACTGGCGCTGCGGCGAGCCGCTACATCCCGAGAGAGAAAGTATCGAGACGCTGCTGAAGATCAAGGATGAGGTCGGGAGTCTTTTGTTCTCGGCCCAGTTTCTGCAGCAGCCGATCCCGATCGAGGGAAATCTCATCCGGCGCTCCTGGTTCCCGACCTATCAGGAGTTGCCCGCGGCCGGTTACGATGTTCAGCGGGTCCAAAGCTGGGATATCGCAACCATGACGGGCCCCAGCAATGACTATTGTGTCTGCACGATGTGGCATTGTTACAAGAATGACGCCTATCTTGCGCATGTGTATCGCGACCGGCTTGAATATCCTGCTCTTCGTCGCAAGATCATTGCCATGGCCGCGGAACAACCTGGGACCACGGTGCTGATCGAAAATGCCGGCGCGGGCATGAACCTGCTTCAGGACCTGTGGTCCGACATGCCGCGCGGGGTGACGCGCCCAATCGGGATCAAGCCGGAAGGCAGCAAGATCGACCGTATGGCAGCCCAATCGGCAAAGATCGAGGCCCGTCACGTTCATCTGCCTGAAGATGCCTCCTGGTTGGCCGATTTCCTGAACGAACTGCTCTCATTCCCGCGTGGGCGGCATGACGATCAGGTCGACAGCGTTTCCCAGTTTCTCTACTGGTTCCAGCAAAGAGCTTTCCAGCGCGTGCCAATCGTTTCGCCGTTCGTGTTCTCAGTGCCGCGGGAGTTTCCGCCTTGATGGCTCGCGTTTCCGAACTTTCGCTAAATTGGTAGTGCGTCACAGCGTTATCGGACAAGTCCGATGCCGCGCTCCTGCTCGGCCCACGAATAAGGAAGTTTATTGGCGAGGCCAGTGACCGTGAGATTGGCCGACGCGGTGCCGCCGACAATCGCCGCAATGATGCGGGGCGACACGAAGGCCAGCGGCGCCAGCAAGCGAATGTGCCGTTCACCCTGGCGATCGTGCTCGGCGATCTGTGCGAAAGACGCAACGCGACCAAGCCTCAGGTCGTCGATCCACAAGCGCGCCTTGGCTATGGCCGCCAGCAGGGCGTCGCGGGTCTGCGGCTTCATCGCAGGTTTGGCGTTTGGCGCATGGATGATGCCCTTCACGGCCGCGAAGCTTGGTGCCGCCCATGGCAGCGTGATCGTCCTCTGCTGTTGCTCAGCGTGAGCGGGGCCGTGGGTCTGCGTTTGCACATCGACGCTTGGGGAGACAAAGCGGACCTCTAACGCCTGCGATTTGATGGTCACGCGCTCAACCTGGCGTTCGATCAGGTCGCGGTCGGTCATCGCTGCCTCTGCCTCAGCAGAGGCGAGATGTTTGCGCACGCCGTCGAGCACCAGCGCCTCGATCTCCGGGGCGGGCACACGCCCGACGCTGCCGACCGCCGTATTTCGATTCTGCAAGAGCGCGTGCGACACATAGTACCGATACCGCACCCCGCGCTTGTTCGAGTGCGTCGGGCTCATGTGGTTGCCGCGGTCATCGAAGATGCGGCCAGTCAGGATGGCGGCAGCGCCTTTGAGCCGAAGCTGCCGGGCGATGGCATTACCAGCGAGTTTTGCTTGTACGGCCTCGAAGAGATGGCGCGCAAGGATGGGCTCGTGCTCCCCACGATGCACCTCGCCTCGATAGACGACTTCGCTAATGTAGAACCGGTTCTTGAGCAGATGGGCCAAAGGTCCCACGCCGAAGCGAATGCCGCCCCTGACCCGGCCGTCAGCTAGCCTGATGGCCTTGGTCCGGATACCTTGCCGGTCAAGCTCCTCCATCAGCGCGCCCATGGAGCCAAGTTCGAGATAGCGCCTGAAGATCATCCCCACGGTCTCCGCCTCCTCGGGCGCGACGACGAGCTTGTTGTCGACACGTCGATAGCCGAGCGGGATCGGGCCGCCCACCCAAATACCTCTTCGCTTCGAGGCCGCGATCTTGTCCCGCACCCGCTCTCCAATCACCTCGCGCTCGAACTGCGCGAAGGAGAGCAGCACGTTGAGCGTCAGCCGGCCCATGCTGGAGGTGGTGTTGAAGGACTGGGTCACCGACACGAATGACACCGAATGCTGGTCGAACAGTTCAACCAGTTTGGCAAAATCAGCGAGCGAGCGGGTCAGGCGATCCACCTTGTAGACCACCACGATATCGCTTTTGCCGGCTCTGATGTCTGCAAGCAGCTGCTGCAGGGCGGGGCGTTCCAGGGAGGCACCCGAGAAGGCCCCGTCGTCGTAGCGTCTGGAAAGGAGGCGCCAGCCTTCATGGGCCTGGCTCTTGATGTACGCTTCGCAGGCCTCCCGTTGGGCATCGAGCGAGTTGAATTCAAGGTCGAGATTGTGCTCGGTGGATTTGCGCGTGTAGATCGCGCAGCGAAACACTTTGCGTTCCGATGGCTTCATTGTTGCACCTTCTCTGGGTCGCGCGGGGAGAGGATGCCGGAACCACCCCGGCGTAAGCGGGGCTTGGAAGGCTCGAGCCGGGTCGTTACCGGCTCCTCGTCGGGGTCTCGCAATCCGAGGTTCGGCTGCACTCCGAAGAAGCGCGGGCCGCTCCAGGCGGTGCCGGTAATCGCCCGCGCAACGGTCGTGAGGCTCTTGTACGTGCTGTCGCGCCAGAGGAAACCATCCGGCACAACCGTCACGGTGTGGCGCTTGCCCTGGTACTCGCGCACGAGCACCGTGCCGGCCTTGAGGCGCCTGGCGCGCTCGGCTCCACGCTTGTCGCCATGAGCGAGGCCGTCCAAGAGCTTCATGGCGCTTGGATCAAGCCCGCCAAAAGTCTGCTCCTGGAGGTGCCAGCAAATGAACCGAGCAAGGAGGTCTTTGGTGAAAGCGCTTGGCGGCGATGACCGAAACGTCCGCCGCCAGAGCGCGCGAAGCTCGTCGAGGCCGAGTGACCGCACGCGGTCAATCTCTGCCTCGACTGCCTCGCGATCCAGGGATGAACCGCGCATTCCGGTCACGCCGCCATGCGACCCGACCGGCTCTTGCTCTTGGGCGCTTTGCTCTTCGCCACGATGCGATAGGTGCGCTCGTCGCCGCCCTTCTCCGATTCCAGCCTCAGGCCGAGTCTCTTGCGCACCACGCCGGCCAGGAAGCCGCGCACCGAGTGCGACTGCCAGCCGGTCGCCTTCATGATGACCACAATGGTTGCGCCCTGCGAACGCTGGAGCAACGCCAGCACTTTGGCTTGCTTCGATTGACCACGACCGGGCTTGGCCGCCCACCGCGGACCCTCATCTCCTTTCTTTCGAAGAGCGACCGCACGGGCAGGCCTTTTAGGTGAGCCATCTGCCCGCCGCTCGGCGGTGCTGGGCTCCTTGGCCAGCTGCATCACGTCGCCCTCAAGTCCAATGCTTGCGAGACCTCGTGGAGTGATGCGGATCGAGAGCGGTCCGGCGTCAGCGTCACTGCGCCATACCGGCATTGAGGCGCCAGCCGGGACTTCTTCGACCAATCCGTCCCGCAGCAGTTTCCCGATCACCTTGCCGGCTACGCCGCCCTTGAGGTTAGGGGTAAGGACAATGGCGCCGTCCTCCCGCCGCGAGGCAGCAGACAGCAGCACGAGTTGGGTATCAGTGAGTGTCATGGGATCATCCTCGTTCGGTTGGCGACGGCGTCGCGCGCCGTCACCACCGAAGCCCCGCAACAGGGCCTACAGCCGGCGGGGCAGATCCCACGAGCGCCGCGTGCGCTCTACAAGGCCCTAACAGTCACGCTCTGTTTGCAGCTGAAATCCAGTACTTTGTGCGAGAAAATATGGCTTTGGCGGCTGTTTCGGCCGTTGTGAGCAGCTCGCATGTGTCTGAACCGTCGGAAAGTGCCAGAGATTTCCGCAACTTAGCGGGTCCCCCGACGGGGTCGCTATCGCGGATAGGTTTCCCTCGCGTCACGTGGTGTGGGGTAGACTAGAACGGTATGAAGCGGCTTTCCGCGAGAACGAGATAGACAAGACGGTTCTTCCGAGCCTGACGCACGAGACCTTGAAGGAGCTTGGCGTTACAGCAGTTGGGCATCGCCTCAAGCTCCTCGATGCTATCGCTACTCTCAGCACTGGGGCCACCACGGCTTTTTCTGCGGACCAACCGACCGCGCGCCCGCTGGACGGAGCGTAACTCCCGAGGACCGTGCCGAGCGTCGCCAAGTCACTGTGATGTTCTCGGACCTCGTCGGCTCTACGGCGCTCTCTGCGCGTATGGACCCGGAGGACCTGCGTGAGGTCATTTCCGCCTATCAAAAGTGCGTCGCCGCTTTTGTCTTTGCAAAGAGCTGAACGCATGCCGGAGCACAAGCACCTCGGCCGTTATGCCCGCCCGCCTTTCGTTGCCGCGTTACATCGTTACGATGCTGGCCCAGCAGGTAATCGCGCTGCAGACCGAGCTCCATCGTCCGAAGCCTTTGTAGATCTGTGCCGCTATCTGCGCCTGTTGCTTGAGCGTCAGGCCGTCAGCCTTGATCTGAGGGTCAGAAACATTGCGGACCGCGATCCAGCGCGGAGCGCTCATGCCCATCTCGCTGACAACCAATCCGAGCACCGCATCTCCCATTTCGGAAACGTCCCCTAGCCCTTGCAGCTTGTAATGGTTGTCCGACGTATCGAAACCGAAAAAGTCGGTCGTGACAACTGATGAACGCAGCGCCTTCGGCCCAACCCTGACGATCTTAGGAAGACGCTTATTGTCCTTCGGCAGTTGTGAGGCGTTCGCCTTGAAGAGTGAGCGTGCCGTTGCGAAGCGCGCCGTCTTTGCCGGGGCGCTGCTATAGTGCGCTTGCGCGAACGGTTCCTTCTTAAACTTCGCGATGCAATCAAAACGGACGATTGAACTCACGATCACATCGCCGACCTCGAATTGGTTGCCGATGCCGCCCGCCGTTCCCGTCGTAATCACTAATTCCGGCCGCACTTCCTGAATGATCTGGCGCCATACATCAATATTGGGCAGTTGCGGACCGTCCTGCGACATGTGGGAATCAGACTTAAAGATCAGCACCGCTTTTTTCCCGATCGTCGTCGCCCAATACGCGCCGAGACGCCTAGCTTCGATTGCGGGACAGCCCCTGCGCATCTTCTTGGAAATCGCAGCGAAGTTGTGAGCGTAGGGAACGTAATCGTTGTGTGAGTCCTTGCCGGGAGTAAGCACGCGACTCAGCGCATGGCCCTCATCAACGGTCCACGTCACTACGAGCACATCGGCGCGAGGTAGGGGGCTATTGCGGCCTCCTCTTGGCTTGGGTCCCGTCTTCGGCGCAAGGCCTCCAGGCCAGGGAATATCAGTGAACCGCGACAGCCCGGTGGCCGTGCTGAACGACATGAATTGCAGGCCTGCGGGAGATTCAGAATCAAAGTCGATGATCTCGCGTTGGAAATCCTCCGGCCTTGCCACCTTCGTCGCAGCTCGCTTGAAAGCGAAGGTCGTCACTGGCGGAGGCGTCAAAATTGGGTCAAAGCCAAGATTTCTTGCAACCCACTTGCGGTCAACTGCCATGCGCCCCTCCATCGGCCACACATGTTCCACGGACGGAAATAGCAATACCGCGGACGAAGGTCGCTTACAACTTTAGCTTTACGGGGGCGGTGAATTACCTTCGGGAAGACCTTGAGCGCTGCGACGTTCGTTCCTTTTTGTAAGCTGATCGACAGGGTCGGCGTTAATGGGCTCCAGCAAGGGGCAGGATGGTGATAGTCCACCCGCCGGCCAGTTTTTCGGTGCGGATCGTATTTGGCCGCCTCCGGTATAGAGCAACAAGTCAAATGCCAGCCGCTCCCACGTGCCGCGCGGCCAGCGCGCCTCGAATGCCGTGCACTCTTCATCGGTCCAGACGTGAACCCATCTGTCGCTGCTCTCTCGACAAACAGACCAGCCGTAGGGTCATGACCGACCGTCTTTGGTCCACTGGAATAGGCCGCGAACCGTTTGCAGGAAGTGCCGCTTTGCGTTTGGACCTTTGCGGCGCCTAATTCCGTTCTTGATTGCTTGCTTATTGATGCGCCTCAACGGGTGCTTGCCGCCGTTCTTGGTACCAGCGCGGAGAAAGCTTTCGCACTGTCTCTGCGTCGCTGGCGGAAGGCTCGCCCCAGGCGTCGTTCTTGCGGTACTTCTCGACGAGCGAGCCGAGCGTTTTGGCGGGGAACTTGGAATCGTCCGCGAACGCCCAGCCTTGACGAGCTAAAACCCGACTTGGGGCTTGGGACCTAAACGACGAACCCTTTTCGCCGACAAGGCCCTCAACATCAATGCAATCCACAATCTAAAGGCGATCAAATTGCTGCTGGCCCCAATGTAGCCCCAAATCTGGCCTTCTAGTTGCAGGGGAGGCGACTGCTAACGAAGAGGGAGGAATGCATGGCACGGGCGATTGATCCAGTTGGGAAACATCTTCCGCTTAAGCTCGGCAAGA